ATTAGAGGGGTCATTCCAATCACGCTCTTGATTATAGAACTCCTTTTGTCGTTCGAAAGCGGTATCGGCGGCCTGTCTGTTATATTCGTCTTGCAAGGCCATAGCCTTCTTGGTATATTTCCAAGACTTTTTATTCTTAATACCGGCGGAAATCATCGAACCACCAGCAGAAAGGGCGGAGGAAGCGGCAGCTATACCAAGTAGCGCGCCAGTAGTAATTGCCATAGATTATTTAGATTCGTCAGACCTCATGGAAGAAAGCGTATCTTCCAACATGCGGTTAATGGTGTTACGGGCATAGATGGCACTAAGAGCCATAACAGCGTCATCAATAAGACGCTTAAGAGCCAGCTCGGAAAGTTGCGATAACTTAGGCTGGAGTTCGTCGATAGTATTTCGATCAAACTCGGTTACCTCGGGGATTTGAAACGGATATTTCATAACTTAAGATTTTTATAGAAAATCGGGACAGTGTGGAATCCTTCTGAGGAGGATTTCCACACTTATACTATATTATCAAGTATTATATAGTATCCCGATTTTCTTGGTTACTTACTCGGTTGGTTCCATCGACGAAACCACGCCTGCTACCGCAGAAGCGGCAGACACGGGAGGAGCGAGAGACGGAGCGGGGTCCGGGTCTTTAACGCCTGCCATCAAAGCCTCCTCACGGGCTTCGAAGGGGTCAGTCCGGATGTTGCCGAGAGGGTCAACGGCGAAATAGCCGTCTTCGGTGAGTTCATCCGGAGCATCCTCGCCAAGGTCGGCGGGAATAAAATCCGGAACAACACCCTCAGCATAGAATTGGTCGATAATCTGCGATAGGGTATAGCCGGGGGTAAGAGTAACCTTTTCAGGTTGTGCCGGGGGCATTAACTGACGCTTCATGTATTCACGCATAGCCACTAAAATTTAGGCAGAAGACGTTTCTGCACGGTTGAACGAACGAAATGACGGATAAAGAACTGTGCAAGGAAATTTTGCGCAGTAGCATCCTGCAAAGCGAAAGGCTGATTCCAATCGGAAGGGTAGACGTAGTACGGCGGATTAATCGTAGCTGGGTCGAACGTATTCGAACGGTCCCACAGGTTTTTGGAGAGTACCCAAGAATTCTCGGTGGTACAGAAGGTACCACGAATCTTATTGACGCGCGTCATGTACTCAATCCATGCGGGTTGTTTACCGAGAGAAACGGCGCGCGGGTCAACGGAAGCATCATAGCTAATAACCTGCGCGGCAACGTCAGTAGCGGGGTTATACCACGAATAATTAAGGTCGGCGCCAAGAACATCCTGCAGGCCAATGCCATTAAACTCAGGACGAAACTCATCCGAAAGTTTCCCATAGAAGGGATAACGGTCGGCGAACTGGAAATAATCGACGCGCGGAGTAATGGATGCAAGCACCATCACATAACCGGGACGGTCTGCGACGATACGGTGCATACGAGAATTGCCATAGCTGATAGCGGACGAACCTTTGTCGCCAAGAGCCTGCTCAATATTACCGTTTTCGTCTCTAACGGTCGTAGTAGCACGGATATCCTCGAAATTGATGGAAGTAGAGTAGGAGCCACAGAAAGTCGGCATATCGTCCATAATTTTGGGCGTAACACCGAAATGGGCGCGAACCCAATCCTTGAAAGTTCCAGCCGTCATAGCGTCCTTATTGCGAGAATTCCACAACTTTTTAGCCGTGACGAGTTGGTCGATTTGGAAATTGTCGCCCGTAGTAGAAACCTTAACCGAGGATACATTCTTTTCGTAGAAAGTCGAATTAAGAATGACATTCATGCGGTCAGGCATTTGAGCACGAAGGAAAAGGCCGGAAAGAGGATTCGTATAGGCGGGCATAGTTTTGCCGGAAGGATTGGTAAACAATGCGCCGAGCGGAGCCGGAAGAAGGCCCATAATATTACCACCGTCAACGGGGAGTTTGAGGAAAAGTTCATCCAAATCCGAGACACTGACGGTATCGTATTGCGTATTATTTACGGTTGCACCCTGATGATTGATAACAACGCCGTAACCAGCCTGCCGATTGACGTAATAATGGCGATAGATATCCATATACATCAACCACGGAATGGCGTTGATTTGGTCCGGATGGTCCATAAAACGATTGCCATAATAAGGCGGAAGACCCAAATAGGCGAAAAGCGAAGAGGGGTTAAGACCATTGACAGGAACGCCGTCAGTAGTGGGGTCGTTCAACTCAAAGAAAGGGTAATTAGCATCCAGCGTACCGTCGGCAGCCTGCATGGAGCCGTTACGCCACAACTTGGGAATGTAAAGCGAGGTCCCGGCGAAGAACGTTTCAATATTGAGTTTGTAGCTACCGTAAAGCGGCGTAAGAAGAGCCTGCGTATTGATTAGGCTTTCATAATTCAGTTGGATATCGTCACCGGGGACAACCGGAAAACATGCGATAGGGACAAGGGGACCAGTGGCCATACTTGTCCGGAAAAAGTGCGAAAGGTCGTGATGGGCCATTTTGGGGGCTTTGACCTTCATTTTCGGGAATACAGACATAATTAAAATGGTGTTGAATCATCCAAATAGGGAATAGCGGCTTCCGGCAGATAAGGGTCGTCGAAAGAGTTATCCGCATCCAAGGATGAAAAAGATTGTGATTTGAATTTTACAGATTGGGATTTGCCAGACCGAATAGTCGTCTCGTACACCTTTTTTCGATTTTGTAGATAGGCGATTGGGTCGGTATAGGTCGTCCGGTTGAAAGCCTTTTCGAAGGGTCGCTTAGGGTCGGATAGCAAGTCTTTAAGCACATGTATTTCACAATCGGTAAAAACCTTGTCACGATAATAACGAGGCATAGAATACACGAAATGGTCAAAACGACAACAGAGATTAATATTAAGGTCGTCATTACCTTGATGGTGCCAAGCGAGCCAATTAAATTGGTTGAGATAACCCGCGCCAAGGCCGGGGGACACGAAGATAGCGGGCTTATGGAAGGCGACAGCGGGCTTTGTAATATATTTGGTTGCGTAGCTGAGTTGCTTAGCGGAACGGAGGGGTTTAGCACAGATAAAGCCGTATTTCCATGCTCGCCGGAATTCATGCTCGGGGACGTTGATGTCCCAAATAAATCCGTGAAAGTGGAGCCGTCCACGTTGCTCACCGAGTTCGGAGACGAAGAAACGTTTAGGGGACTTGCGACCGACGGTATAGTAACGAAGACGATCAATAAAGGCACGCATAGCCGTAGCCATACCTTTGCGATTTTGAAATTGCTCATAGAATTTTGGTGAAATAGTTAATGTTAGACAGATACAGTTTTCGTGATTTCCGTATAAATGTTCATGCAAGAGACGTACACGCCATTGAGTAGCTTTGTCACGAAGACAACCAAGACAATGACCACAAGGAATAAGAATTTTGTAATCGTCGGGGTAGCCCGTTCTTGTAGCATGGGCTATACGCCAACCGTTAAGATTCGAGCGACCAAGTTTGGTATTTTCATTCCAATGGGGGTTTACAATCTCCAAATTATGAAGACAATGGGACATTACAGATGCTTACCGCCAACGGAAAACACTTGAGTATGGGGTCGAGTAGGCTTACTTTTTTTGCGCCTTCTTTTGAAACGTGACATAACAATCTGATTTTGTGGAGTTTTTAAGGATGTATTTGAATAAGTCATCGATAGGAATAGAGCAAACGAAATTCGATTTATTGGAAAAGAAGCTAAATTCCCTTGTATAACTGAAAGAGAAGCCATAACTTCCCAAGTCCAAAAGGGACCGATAAGAAGCGGGGAAGCGAAGAATACCATGGCAACAATCAACATAATGCGCTGATTCTATGCACGAAAGAATTAGGGAAAGACCTTTTCTAATGTCTTCCCTACGGGATTCCTCGGGTGTCATAGGATTAGTATTCGGCGAAACTGCGAGAACGAACGATATAGTCCACGCGAACGGTGTCTATGTGGACACCGGAACGAGACACTTTAGCAGACGCACTACACGACGTAAGAAAGAACGCCGAAAGAGCGGCCACAATAGCGGAAACCAACGTCCAGAACTTTTTAGACGTTAGCAAGGCTTTGAGTTTTTCCATTGAACATAATGTGTCATTTAACAACATTTTACATTTGTATCAATGCTCCGATTATGAACAACTTAGGCTATCTGTAAGGCAGAATTTAACATAATTGCAATATTAATTCAAACTTGTTAAGAATACGACAGCACGTCGCATGCCAATTTCGATACACAAAAAAGCACACCTGCTAAAAGATGTGCTTTTTTGTTGTAGTTATGGTTACGTTGGATTGCTTGGTTACACCTATATTCTTTCAGAATGCTATTTGATGTTTTAGATTTTAGCTTTCCGTGCGAGGGATATTCCGGGAAATTTTTCCGGTGGAAGATTTTAGCGCTTTGTCGGAGTGAAACTTTCGAAGGTCTGGTCGTCGTAAAACAGTACGACGCGCTGAACGTTGGCTCCGGTCCGGCCGGCCGGAAACTGAGCCGCGACCTGAGTGGCGGATGCCTCGGGAGACTCCGGTTTCTGGCGGGCGGTTTTCGGGGCGGCAGCTTCGGTTTCTGCCGACCCGAACAAATCCTTGTCGATCGGAAGCTGCATCGCGGACGTCGGTGCGGATACTTCTGCGATATCGGCAGG